TCCCGATACGAGTGAAGTTGATGCAGCGAGTGCTGCGATTGTTGATTTAATCATTTGAATTTCTTATGTCTCTCGCAGAATATTTTTACCCTGCGGATGACACCACTCCCGACATGGAGTAGTGGTACGCAGGGGCACGATCTTTCGATCCCGTTGTAATGTTATTTAGTATACATTTTCTTTGGGATTATGTCAAGGTTTTAATTTGCTGAAACCTTTTTCTTTTACAAACTCCATAGAATAATGGAACTTATCATATAATTCGTTCTTATGACTGATGATAAACACATTAGCGTCTTCTATTACAAACCTCACAATCTTGAGAAACTCATCAGTACCAAACCCATCAAGTGATGAATCAAACACCTCGTCCATAATCAATAGGTTTGTTACAACACTATTCTTCATCCTTGCTATATCTCTCCATGTGAATAGGAGTGCAAGGTCAATCCTCATCTTCTCACCTTCGGAAAATGATGCGTAAGAAAATCTCTCATGCATGGGTGTTTGTATACTCTCAGCAAACTCCTCATCAAGTGTGAAGTTGATGTAGAAGTCCATCCTCTGCAAATAGTCATTGACTTGACGATTGATAAGAGGGAGATACTTACGTATAATAGATTTCTTGACACCATCATCATTCATCATCATCTTTGCCTGATCTAGGTAATCATAATTATCAGTAAGTTCTGTTAGTTCAGACAGTATATCTTTGAGTCTGGTTTTATATTCTTCTAATTTGTCATTCTCAGTAGTTCTATTTTCAAGTTTATCGGTAATGTTTTGAATTTCTTTTTCAAGATCCGTTCTGAGTTTTGTTGTTGTAGATAAGTGAATGTTTTGTTGAGAAATCTCATTATTGAGTTTAGTAATCTCGTTTTGAAAACCTAGGAACTTGGCATATCTTTGCTCTTCAGCACTGACTGCTTCCTCTAGTTCCTGTACGTTTGCTCTGTACTTAGCAATGTCTTCTTCGAGTTTGCCAATCTTATCTAGTCGAAATGATTCCTCTATAGACTGTGTACATTTAGGGCAAACCGTATTGTTATTCCAAAACCCTAGTTCACTACTAGCATCTTGTCTTTTGAAATTTACCTTGTCCCTAAATCTTTCTAATTTTTTTACAGTATCACCTGATCCAATATACTCTGCCATTGCTTTTTCTTTTTTACTGACACCAGTGATAAGTTCCTCAACACGTTCTTGATAGTCGGTAAATTTTTCGTCACAATCAGCAATTTTCTGTCTCTTCTCGTTGATGTCATTCTCACCTTCCTCCTCTATTTGTTTGATGAATCGTTTCTGCATTACTATTTTATCTGCAACAGATTCTTTCTTCAACTCCAACACCTTGATACGATCACGACACACCTTCAATTTATCTTTGAGTATGTCAGACATACTAGAGAACACTTTGATGTCTAATAGGTCTTCTATGACCTCCCTGCGATGTGGAGCACTAAGTTGCATAAAGGGAACGAAAGAAGCAGACCCAAGTATAACAATTTGAGTGAACGATTTATAGTTGAGTTTGAGTATTTGTCCTTCCAGATACTTCTGTTGATCGTTAGCAGAAGAATCCTCATTGAGTTTTTGTCCATTTTTATAAATCTCAAATACATTAGGTTTGATACCACGTATGACTTTGAAGTCAACACTGGATATAGAGAAGTCGATCTCTACCTTCGCATCTCTCTCATTGATACTATTGATTAGTTGACTCTTGCTAATTTTTCTAAACGGTTTACCGAACAAAGAAAAAGTCAATGCATCAAGGAGGGTGCTCTTACCCGAACCATTATTACCTACAATCAGTGTATCTTTATGTGTGTTGAGACTTATCTCTGTGAAGTAGTTACCTGATGAGAGAAAATTTTTATACTTTATCTTTTTAAATTCTATCATCTTTTATTGGTGGAATAACTAAATCATCTTTACCTATAACAGTATACCTTGTTCCTGTTCTTTCGCAAGCTGCAAATGCCACATTGTCTTTGATTGAAATAACCACCATGTCGGGGTCTCCTTGCTCCATCAACTGCATGGCATATCTCTCAGCATCATCTTTCTCTTCAAACATGAAGACAACTTTCTCACCATACTCATTGATGACTGCATACGCACCCTCTTGAGACATGCCCTTGACTGTGATTATATGCACTCTAACGCCTCCGTATACGTCTCATTGATGAGTTTTTTTATTCTACTCCTATCTAGATCGGTTTCAAGATCATCAATGTACTTAGTCAACAGTGTCATAGTGTCCTCTGTTTGTTCTATAATTTCACCATCATGAACCAAATGATCTGTTCTCTCAACAATTTTTACATCTACAGGTCTGGCTTTATCAAGTGCTTGCATAAATCTATTATACTCTTTCTCATTACTCTTCTGCCTTACTACAACCTTGACTATTTTATTTGAATACTCACCAAAGTTTGTTAGTTGTCTAGGTGTGTCATGATAATTAATAACTTTATATAACTGGAAAGGATTATTGATAGTCTTGAGTTTCAGTGTCTCAGTATCATATATGTGAAATCCCCTTTTGTCATTTACATCATTCCAGAACATCTCATATGGATTTCCTAGGTAGTATATTGTACCATTATTAGAACGTGTATGATAATGACCTGAAAATACCTGTTTGAATTTATTGTATACCTCAAAATCTGCACCATGTTCCATGATGTGACCATGAGTAGCAGTGAATCCATTGAGTTCTAGATGACCCATGGCAACCTTACACTTACTTTCTTTTATCTTACGATAGGTATCAGATTCATTCTCTATGTTTATCCATGGTATGAACAGTATATCAAGACCTCCTACATTTAATTCCGTGCATTCAGTAACCACGGTAATATTAGAATACTCTCGTAGTAGTAAGTCGATTGTATTGAGTTCGTTAGTATTTTTGTAGTAAGCAGTATGATTTCCGACAATACTAACCACATCAATTCCACGTAAATGAATAGGATCGAAATAATGTTTCTTCGCCCAATCCAGTGAATATGAATCAATACCTTTACGATTGTCAAAAGTGTCACCAAGATCGAGAATGGTCGTAATACCTTCTCTTTCAAGTGTTGGAAAGAAAGTTTCCTCATAGAACTTTAGGAAGTAGTCGTGATATAACTTTGATCCTTTCTTGAATCCAAAGTGTTGATCTGTGATGATGGCAACTTTCATTTTACAAAATTATGCTTTGAAGTGCTGCTCTTTGTTCTGTTATGTATGACAATAAATCTATCTGCTGCAAAAGTACCTGCAAGGCAGACATCAATCTCGTCTCCATCTTCCCAGTTTACATCACCATTCTTTTTGGTGTGAAGCATTGCTTCTTGTATCTGATCAATTACTTCCTTCGTTAATTTCATACTCAATTTCAATAACTTTTGATGATCTTCCAGAGTAATCTGCTCTGGTCAGTCTTTTCATAGTTCCACGTAGTTGTGTGGTAATGCCTTCAAGTTCAGATAGTAGTTCTGCTTCAAGGTCTTCGGCAATGTCTCGGTGTCTGTCAACTCTCATGGATTCCGTACTGTGTGAGATCGTATTTTACAATTGGTATACCCTCTTGTCTGTGTTGGGTAGGTTGTCCTATCTTTTGTAGGATATCACCAGGTATTTTTTTCTTGGTGATGTCGTAGGGTATCGGTGCATTAGTTAGACAGACACGAACACACTCCCACTCCTCTTCTGTGAGGTCATAGGTCATCGATTACTACTCTTATACTGAACATTGTCTTTGATAGAGTTGTATTCAGATGACTTACCGAGTTCGTCTGCGACGAACACTTCGTCAAACCCAGATCTTTCTATAATTTTTTGTCTTATCTCTAATTGTTTCTTTTCTTTTTGTATTCTACGTAAGAAGGCATAGTGTATGATCTGTGTAAAGTATGCAAAAGGATTACTAGACTTCTCAGGATTGAAGTTATTGATGTATTGCACACAGTTCTCTATACCATCACATATCATATCATCCTTGAACATGTAGTTTACAAAGTTTGGTTTATATGATAGGTGAGTCGCTATCTTCAAAAAGCATTCACCAAGGTAGTTAGTGATACGAGGTTTGGGATCACCATTGGCTTCTGCTTCTTTGATTGATGCTTTATATGCAACAATAGCGTATAGAAACTCTTTATTGTTTACATAATGCTCAGATCTTTTTCTTGCCATTTATGTTCTTTTGTATACACAAATTATAGCATGACTTGACAACGTTGGCAAATACCGTTACACTAACAGTGTCGCTGTTCAGAAGGGGAGCTATAGGTCCTTCTTAGGTTCTTTAGAGGCAGAGTCTGATTTATATAATCTTTCTAGTATATCTCTACCATTTTTTACTGAGTTTACATACCCCATAGATCTATCAAGGTCAGGGTGTTGTCTCTTGAACCCACCTTTGATGATAGATTCATAAGTTTTGATCACTAAATCATCCTTGATCTCAGACAGTGTGATGACTTTATCAAGATTCAATACAAATATTTCTTCTTCTGACATTTTTATCCAAGGTTCAAACTTATATCCCAGAGGGATATTCGCACCTGCGGTGCGAACCTCTGAACACACAACAGGATTATCAATTATTATTTGTTCTTCTTTTGATGAATAGTCTACAATAACTTTAGTTAGAATTTCTTCGCCACTACAAAGTTTGACCGTTGCGATGAACTCATCATACGGTTCTTTATTGTTTTCAGATTTTGATCTGAATAATTTCATAACTAAACTTCTCCTCGTTGTAGTATTTGATTCGTTCAATCAGGTGATTCAAAGTATAGTTTTGCTTTGATCCCTTCTTACAATCATCTGCTATGTCGTATAGGGTTGCATTGAGTTTATCTTTACTCTTTCTTAGAACTCTACCAATAGATTGAAGTGTTCTAATCCTAGATTTACTAGGTGATGCAAAGATAACGTTGTGTAGATTTTTGATGTTGATGCCTGTAGAGAACGTTCCAAACGATGCAATTATTATCGCATTGTCTTCTTTCTCAGTAATTTGTCTTACCGATTCTCTCTCTTCAACGTCTACTCCACCGTGAACAAAGAATATCTTACGTTCAACTTTATTTATTATATCGTACAAGACCTCGCCATGGGTGGCAACCCTACTGTATAGTATCAAAGTGTTACCTTTCAAGTCCCAGCTTAGGTTTTTGATAAATTTATTTCTTTTTTCATGCCCTATCAAATACTCTATTTCATCCTGATAGGTATCAAACGTGGTAGGATCATGCTTGAGTAGCAATACTTTTATATTGAGTTTTGCTAGATAACCTTTCTCTTGTAACTCTTTAGTATTGATGATTTTATAAGAGGGTCCGAATAAACCTTCAAGTACCCATTTATGAGTTTGTGTACCATCAAGCGTACCTGTAAAACCATACCTGTATTTTGTGTCATAGAGTTTAGTCATGATACTTACTAATGATTTAGACTTGAACTGATGTGCCTCATCACCTATGACTACATCAAACTTCTCAAACCATGTTTTTGGTAATTTGTATATCGATTGCCAAGTTGATATTATGACTTGTTTCTGACTTAGTAAATCCTTACCTGCATAAATTTTGTGGCAGTAAGTATCGGCATCCCAACTATAATCTATAAAGTCTTTATACATCTGCTCTACCAGTGATGTAGTAGGCACTATGATGAGTGTTGACCTCTTGTATTCTGTATGATATCTTGTAATAGCGTATATCATGAGGGACTTACCTGACCCTGTAGGTGATATCAATAACCTTCTATTCTTTTGTAATGCATCAAACACACCCTCAATCTGATAATCACGAGGTTTGTATTTCGAGATCCCAGTTAGATAATCCTTTACTCCCTCATACGAGATTGATTCCGTCTCTTGGTATGGGAGACCATAAAACTTGGAGTTCTCAAATTCGTATTCGTAATTGTATCTACGACAAAATTGAACAATCTTATCAAGAAGACCTACGTAGATTTGAGACTTCTGTAAATTGAATAGTCTTATCTTACCATCCCAATACTTAGATCTGTACTGAGGCATGAACTTAGCACCTGGTACATCAAAGGTGAACTCGTCCTGTAACTCGTGTTTTATATGTGGATCACAATCTATCTGTAAATATACTTCATTCTTCTTTTTGATAACAAGATTAGCCATAACCTGAAGAGAACCTTCGCCACTCAATAGCATTCTTTATTTGATAGGTTCTATTAGAAATTTGTCTTAGTATCTCTTCAAGATACTTCAGCATGGTGTCGTAGTATTCAATCTTCAGTTTGACCTTGCTCAATTTTTCATCTGAGTCTAGGTATAACTTGAGGTCATCTTTATCTCTGACCTTATAGGGAAAGGGTTCTTGAGCATATATGTCTGCTGTTGCTTTCCCCGTGTAATACTTACGTCGATCTAATAGACTACTGGTATAGACTGCTTCATCACGCTTACGCATGAGCAGTATTGTATTATATAGGTTGTAATATCTGGCGTGTAACTGTGGTATCTTTAGACTTTCTGTATCTAATTCATCTTGATTCATCTTTGAATCTTTCTCCCACATCTCCTGTATAGTTTCGAGAGAGAGGGTACTAGACTTTCTTTCCATTTACGTCAATCACATCAAAAATAGTATAGCGGAAAGATGCTGTTGCAGTGTAATACTGTTGTGCCTCTGCAGTTACGTTGAATGGCACAGCAGATAAAGACACAGGAAATACATCCTTAAATTTTATCTTGACACTTGGGTTATAATCACTATTCAAAATCATGAGAGTGGCATCTGATCTCTCATTGAAGTGATCTCCAGAAACTGGTTTTTCTGGTAATAATCTATCAGTATCTTTCAGTTCACTAAACTGTGATATTGATTCTGGAAACCCAAGTGATGTAATCCATTGGTATA